ACGGGCTTCATACGATTTCGATCGCGCGCGGCATTTTATTCAAAGAAAAATTTAAAAAAGATCGCTTCCCGTTTGCGCGTCTTGGTTGGTCGCCGCGCCTTTATGGCTATTGGTCGATGGGTGGGGTGGAGCAAATCCAAAATATTCAGCTAGAGCTGAATAAGCTTTTATGGCTTGTGCAGCGCAGTATGCACATGTCAGGGACTTTCAAAGTTCTCGTTGAGAACGGTAGTAAGATTGTTAGTGAACATCTCACCAACGACATTGGCGCGATCATCCACTATTCGGGGACACCACCCCAATACATTACGCCGCCGATTGTCCAGCCGGAACTATATCAACATATCCAAACCCTTAAAAATCAGGCTTTCGAAGCCTTGGGCGTTAGCCAGCTTTCAGCGGCGAGTCAAAAGCCAGCGGGGCTTGATTCTGGCAAAGCGCTTAGAGAGTATCAGGACATTGAATCAGAGCGCTTCATGGCTCTGGGACAACAATACGAGCGTTTCTTTCTCGACCTCGCCGAGCTTTCAATCGACGTCGTCAAAGACATTTTCGAGCGTGATGGCAAATATAAGGTCAGGTTACCGGGTAAGAAGTTTCTCGAAGAGATTGATTGGAAGGAAATCGACTTAGCTGAAGACGAATACGTCATGAAGCTATACCCAGTGTCGAGTTTGCCAAACGATCCGGCTGGGCGTCTTGAGACGATTCAAGAGTACGTACAAGCTGGCTTCATCGATCCTAGAACCGCACGGCGGCTGCTTGACTTCCCAGATCTTGAGCAAAATAGCGTCATGGCGACAGCGGCAGAAGACTGGCTCCACGAAGTATTCGAAAAGATGCTTGACGACGGAACGCCATATCAGCCAGAGCCCGATGACGATCTGCAGTTAGCGGGCGTCATGGTGCTTCAATATATCAATTATGCGAAGGTCACGAAGGTGGCGGAAAGCCACATTCAGCTTTTGCGTGATTTCAATGATGCTTTAAACGCAATGATGCAACAGGCGCAACAGGCGCAGATGCAGCAAATGCAACAAATGGCGGCAGCGCAACAGGCGGCGAGTGGACAAGGACAGCCACAAGCCCAACCGATGCCACAGCCGCAAAGCGATCTTATCGCCAACGTACCGCAAGGAGCGGCTGCGTAATTTTTATTGCCAAGGAGGGCACCCTACATGTCGTCTCAAGATGCTGCGTTAGCAGCCACCGCAACCCCTGCGCCAGTTTTTAGCGCCACAGCCACTGCCGCTGAGATCCTCGCTGGGAAACAAGCGCCAGTCGAAGAAAAGCCAGTGGAAGAAACGCCCGCCGCGCCATCGCGCGCCAAGGAGTTTAGCGTTTTTGCAGCGCGTGAAAAAAAGCTTATTCGAGAGAGAGAGGCACTTAAAGCGAAAGAAGCAGAATTAGCAGCAAAAGAAGCAAAATTTGCCGAGCTTGAGAAGCGCTTACAACAATTAGAAGAGGGTAAAAAGACTTATAAGACAAACCCGCTCAAGCCCCTCGAAGACGCTGGCCTTAGTTACAAAGATGTGACGGATTATGTTTTAAACGATAACAGGCCAACTCCGGAACTGCAAATCAAAGAGGTCAATGATCGTCTTGCGGCAATGGAAGCGCGGCGGGAAGCTGAGATTAAAGAGTGGCAAAAGGCTGAGCTCCAAAGAAAGCAGGCGGAAGCCGATGCCATCATTGCGCAGTACAAAGAGAACATTAAAACGCATGTCGACGAGCATGAAGACAAGTACGAGTTTCTTAAACTTGCGCAGGGTTATGATCTCGTATATGATATTGTTGAAGAATATTTCAATCGGCACGGCGAAGCGCCTAAACTTGAAGACGCGGCGGCTAAGGCCGAGGAATACTATGAGCAGGAACTAGGCAAGCTTTCCAAAGCTAAGAAGTTCGCGACGAAACTCGTCGTTAAACCCGAAGCCAGCCCCGAAAAGGCTCCTGTCACTGGTCAATCAGCAAAAACTCTGACCAATAGTGTTTCTCCGCCAACTATTCCGACGCTATCAGCTTCCCCGAAGGTCGAGGAAGAAAGGATGAGGCGCGCATTAGCTGCGCTCAATGCCGTTTAGCGTCGTTTTAAATCAAGGATGATTTAAGATGACTTTGCAGACCAGTTTAAACTTAACCGCCATGAACGCGGCTCTCAAAGAGCTTTATGACGGCCAGGTAGTCAATGACCTTGTCTATGCGGATAACCCGTTTTTAGCCATGGTCCCCAAGAAAACCGACTTCGGTGGCAAGTACCTACCGCAGCCGATCATCACCGCCGCGTCGCAAGGCCGGTCGGCGACTTTCAGCCAAGCGCAAGGCAACCAAACCGCAGTGTCTATCCAATCGTTCCTCCTTACCCGGGTGAGCGATTATTCGATTGCGACCATCGATAACCAAACGATGCTCGCGTCGGCCACTGACAAGATGTCGTTCCTTGAAGGCGCGAAGATCTTGATTGATGGAGCTATCCGTAGCTGCACCAACTCGACCTCTTCGGGGATCTTTAGAAGCGGCACGGGTTCTATCGCGGTTAACGGCGGGATTTCCACCGGCGTCATCACCTTGGCGACAAGCTCTGACGTTGTTCAGTTTGAACAAGGGATGACCTTGCAAGCTGCGGCGACCGATGGCGGCACGCCGCGCGCTGCTTACGGTTATGTCATTGCGGTTGATCGTACAAACGGCATTGTCACCGTTTCGGCCTCAAGCATCGGCGGATCGGCCGGTACGCCATCGGGCTGGACCTCGGGCGACTATCTCTTGGTCGCAGGCGACAGCAACGCTAAGTGCAAAGGCCTCGCCGCGTGGCTGCCAACGACTGCGCCAACCACGGGTGATAACTTCTTTGGCGTTGACCGCTCGGTCGACGTTACACGTTTGGCCGGGATCCGCTATGTCGGTACTTCCCAATCGATCGAAGAAGCGCTTTTGGACGGTTCGAACTTGGTCGCCAGGGAAGGTGGGAAGCCTGATCATTGCATCATGAGCTTTGCGAGCTATTCGGCGCTTGAAAAATCGCTGGGCTCCAAAGTTCAATACGTTGATGCAAAGGCCGGCAACATCGGTTTCCGCGGCATCATGGTAAACGGTGCGAACAGCTCGATTCGGGTTTTCCCTGATCGTAACTGCCAAAACCAAACCGCTTACCTTTTGACGATGAACACTTGGTGTTTGCGTTCATTGGGCGACGTTCCGCAAATCTTGCGTTACGGCGACGGTCTCGAAATGCTCCGCGTCTATAACGCCGATAGCGGTGAAGTTCGCGTGGGCGCCTATTACCAACTAGCGTGCAATGCACCTGGCTGGAACGGCGTAATTTCCTTGTCAGCGTAATCATCAAGAGAGGGCTCATGGACGAGCCCTCTCGTCTATTCCTGCCTTTAATAGCGGGGGCGTTATTAAAGGTTAATTATCCCCGAGGGCACCGCCCTGCGTTAAAAAAAAGGATTTCATAATGGCAAATAGGCTTTTCAACCAGTTCATTCGAACTTTTCTTAAAGAAGAAGTGCATCTTCATGCTCGTGTGACGTTTGGATCTTCGGGTGCTCCGACGCTTGACGCTGTGAATAGCAAGGGCATTAAGTCGGTGACGCGCACCAGCGCTGGCGTTTTTGTCTTCACGTTTGGAACGCCAAGCATCAATACGGACATCTATCCGCGTTGGGTGAATCTTGTGACTTGTCCTGTGCTCGCCGCGGCGAGTTTCCCGGCGGCGACAACCTGCCAGGTGACTGCTACGACGACCTCGACTGTCACCGTGCAATTTAGCGGTCCGACAAGTTCAAGCGTGACGACTTTGGCTGCGACCGATCCGGCAAGCGGCGAAGAGTGGCGTTTTGAGTTCATCCTCAATAACTCCACTGCGCAATAAGGGGGTGGCAATATGATTATGAATGACCGCAGGAAGGCGGCGACAATGATTGTCGATCATATGCCTAAATACGCTGAAGGCGGTGACGTTGAGGCTCCAGATGATGGCGGCGACGACGGCGAAGCCTTGGCGCATGAGTTTGTGTCGGCAGTCCACGCGAAAGACGCGGCTGGGACGTGGGCAGCTTTTAAGGCGATGTTTGCAGCGTGCGAACTATCGCCGCACGAAGAGTATGGCGACGACGTGGGGTGAGCGTAGGGGCTCTTAATGCGCCGGGGAGGTTATCCCCGGCGTAAGTGGAGATATATGTCAACGACAATGCAGCTTTCTGACCTGATGATAGCGATTCGGCAAAGAGCCGATATGCTGCCAAACGGTTACACGCCAAGTACTTCTGGCACCGCTTATTTTGTCACTGACGTTGAGCTGATAAGCTATATCAATCAAAGTTACTTCGAGCTTTACGATCTTCTCATCGCAACTTACGGCCCGGATTATTATATCAAGCTTCCGCCCTATGTCTTTGCGACCGACGGTACGACCTATCTTTATTCTCTCCCGACTGATTTTTACAAATTAAAAGGCGTCGATCTTCAACTTTCTAACGTGCAGGGCAGTTATGTCACACTCCAGCCATTTGAATTTAAAGACCGCAACCGCTTTGCGGTGCCTAATTTCCAGTCTTTTTATGGTGTCACTAATTTACGCTACCGTTTGGCTGGTAATGATCTCTGGCTAACGCCGATTCCTGCGGGCGGTCAAAATATCCAAGTTTGGTATATCCCGCGGATGACGCAGCTTGCGGCTCTTACCGATACGGTCGACGGCATTAGCGGTTGGACAGAGTATATCATCGTTGATTGCGCGATTAAGTGTGTGGCGAAAGAAGAGCGCGACACGATGGTGCTTTTCAATCAAAAGCAAGCGCTGCTCTTGCGGATTGAGGCTATGGCAC